TCCAGCGGCAACTGGAGCAGTTCATCGAGGAGGACCTCAGCGGCGCGGTCGTGACATCCGCCACGGTCCATGTGGATGAGCACGGCAGGATTGAGGTCGAAGAACTGATCCTCCGCCGGCAGGACCGGAAAGAGATCTCGATCGGGCTCGGCGGCATGCGCCCGGAGAGTGCTCGCAAAGAGCCGGCGATCGTGGCAGACATCTACGACGCCCCGAGAGAGCGCCGCTCGTGGACGATCGGCGGATGGCGGGAGCTGACGATAGCGGAGGACTATGCAGAGGACCTGGCGGAGCTGACTGCCCCGCCCTGGCGACCCGACCCGCGCCCGGCGAGAGACCACGACTGATCCGATCAGATCCGATCACATCCGATCACTCTTGCTCCCCAGGAATCGCCCTGAAACGCGCCTAATCCCCCGACCTCCCTTTTTAACGCCACTCATCCTGATCTGATCAGGATGGCCATAAACCGCATCGTCAAGCTCGGTCTCGAGGAGGACGCCGGCCGCCTCGCCGCCGACCCGACCATGAACCCGGGCAAGATCGCTCGCGAGCTCTCCCGCATCTCAGGGCAGAAGATATCTCGGGGCTCGGTCCTCCGCTACTTCCAGGCCAACGCTGACCCGGTCCAGCAGGCAGTCAAGACCAGAGAAGAGATCGTCACCCGGGCGGTCACCGAGCGCCTGGACACCGTCGCCCAACTCAAGAGGATCAACGACGAGGCCACCAAGATCCTCACCGCCACCCAGGACGACGACCCCCGGACCGCCCTCCTCGCCATCCGGGAAATCCGCGAACAACTCGCCCTGCAGGCCAAACTCCTCGGCGACCTGCCCCCTGACGGCGCCGTCATCGTCAACATCCTGCAGAGCCCCGTCTTCGTCGAGTTCCAGACCATCGTCGAGGAGGTGATGTGCCCTGCCTGCCGCGACCTCCTCCGAGCCCGTCTCCGTGAAATCGCTCGCCCATAACACCCTCCTCCGGACTGACCTCTCATACTACACCGAGTACACCTCCCACGGGCTCTGGAAGCCGGCGCGCCACCTGGACTTCCTCTGCCGCAAGCTCGAGGCCGTCGAGCGCGGCGAGATCAAACGCCTCATCGTGACCATGCCCCCACGGCATGGCAAGAGCGAGGTCATCTCAAAATCGTTCCCATCCTGGTGCATCGGCAAGCACCCCGACTGGGATATCATCATCTCCTCCTACGGAGCATCCCTGGCTGAATCCCACTCCGAGGTGTGCCGGGACCGGTTCGCAGAGTTCGCCCCCGAGATCTTCGGGGTCCGCCTCTCGAAGAGCTCCTCCTCGGTCAGCGAGTGGGGCGTAGAGGGTCACCGGGGGACCGTCATTGCAGCCGGCGTCGACGGAGCGATCACCGGTAAGGGGGCCCACATCGCCATCATCGACGACCCCCTAAAGAACATGAAGGAGGCCCGGTCCCCCACAATCCGGGAGACCGTCAAGGAGTGGTATCGGACCACCCTTCGCACCCGTCTCGCTCCGGGCGGCGCCATCATCCTGGTCCTGACCCGCTGGCACCAGGACGATCTGGCCGGCTACCTGCTCAATGAGATGGAGGCCGGGACCGGGGAGCAGTGGGACGTCTTCAACCTCCCTGCCATTGCCGAGGACGACGATGCCCTCGGCCGGGCCCCTGGCGACCCCCTCTGGCCGGAACGGTTCTCCCTCCAGGACCTGGAGGCCACCAAGGGCTCCACCACCCTCTACGAATGGAACGCCCTCTACCAGCAGCATCCCAGCGACCCCGAGGGAGGGCTCTTCAAGCGGGAATTCTTCCGCTACTACTCTGCAGGGAAAAGAACCTACACCCTACATGCTCCCGAGGGCGATCGCCACCTCGCCCGGGAGTACCTAACAATCTTCCAGACCTGCGACCCAGCTGGTAGCCTGAAGAGCAGCGCCGACTGGTTCGTCATCTCGACCTGGGGCAAGGGGCCGGCCGGCGACCTCCTTCTCCTGGACGTCTTCAGGACCAGGATCGAGGGACCCGACCACCTGGCGAACCTCACGAGCCAGGCCGCGAAGTGGCGGCCGGCCAAGATCGGCGTCGAGCCCGCAAACCTCGGGAAGACCACCTATCAGACCGCGGTCCGGAGCAGCCTGCCGGTCGTCCCCCTGAACCCCGACGCCGACAAGTACACCCGGGCCCTCACCATCGCCGCGTACTACGAGAACGGGACCGTCTGGCACCCCCGGGACGCCCCCTGGCTCGATGAATGGGAAGAGGAGCTGGCCGCGTTCCCGACCGGAGCCCACGACGACCAGGTCGACACCGCAGCCTATGCCGGCATCATGTTCTACGATATCCGGGCCGGTCGGGGAGTGATATCGTCTCCGGATGACATCCTCTGAGAGATATCTCCGACTTTCCTTTTTTAAGCCACTCTCTGACTCTGCAGGCATGAAACTCCTCAAAGCACTCTCCCGCACATTCTCCAGGGGATCCCCTCCCCCAAAAATGATGGATCTGCACATAGATCCCTGGGGGGACGACGAGGTCCTCTCGCGGCGCAGCGTCTACGATCCGAACTTCAGGCCGACCGAAGGCTGGGACTCGTGGTCCGAATGGGCGGCCGAACAGGGGAAGATCGCGCGCATCATCAACACCCTCGCCAAATCGACGATGTCATTCCGGATCACGAGCCAGGACCAGGATTGCCAGGCTATCTGCGACGAGACCGTCCGCCGGACGCATCTCAACACCGCCCTCCTGACCAGCGCCAGATATTGGCACATCTACGGCCGCACGTTCATCGAACCGGTCTTCTCGGGCTCGAAACTCGTGAAGATCAGAAATCTCTATCCTCCGAGCGTCACACCCTACCGGAACACTGCTGCAGATATCGACGCGCTCAGGGCCGCCCTGAAGGACACCGACAACGCCGCATACGCGGAGGGCCTGGAAGCCGGGAACGGCGACACGATCGTAGGCTACATCCAGCGCACCACACCGGACCCGGACAACCCGGACAATGGAGGCATCTTCTTCCGCCCCAACGAACTCATCTTCATCCCCCGGTACCCGAGCCCCCGGCATCCCAACGGCATCAGCCTACCGGCGCAGAACTACGTGCTCATCATGAACAAGCTCGGCATGGAGAAGGACCAGGCTATCATGGTGAAGCGCCATGGCGACCCCAAGCACAAGTTCTTCATCCCGGCCGACGTCTGGGACGACCCCGGTGCGCGCGACACCCTGAAAAAGGGCTTCAAGAAAGGTATCCGCGCCGGCCTCGACTTCTTCTTCCGGTCCGGAGAGACTGATGCGGATAGAATGGACGTCGACCTGGTCGAGCCGAGGGGGAACCCGGTGGCTGTGTTCAAAGCGCTTGACCACCTCGAGGACCAGTTCAACGCCGCGATGTGCTGGGCAGACAGTTTCAACGAATCGAACTCCTCAAACCGCTCGGTCGGCTATATTCAGCTGGCCTTCTTCGAGCGGGAGATCGCCCCCGAGCGCCGGTGCTTCGGGGAGATCCTGGAGGATCAACTCCTCGCCCCCTGGCTGCAGGAGAACGGCTTCCCTCCAGACGCCGCCTGGTTCGAGTGGGAGGACCTCACCCCGGAGGACCGGCTCGAGAAGGCACGCATCATCGCCCCTCTCCTCCCCTACCTCCCGGAGAGCGTGGTTCGGAAGTTCCTGGAGGAGATGGGCTACCCCCTCCCGGACGGTGCAGGGAAACCCCCTGTCCCCGGGATGTATCCCTACAGCCTGAAAGGAGTCCCGCGGCCGGTCAGCCGCGGTACAAAGCCTGTGCGGGACCAGCTCAAGCAGGAGATCGAGGATATCGCGGAGGAGGTCCGCGACATCTTAGGATACTGATCCCATGCTCCCGACAGAAGCGGAACTGCTAGAGGCCCTTGCCGCCCTCATCGTGGACCGGTCAGCGGCCGCGAAGGCGAATACTGTTGAGGTCCTTGCCCGCTACCTCACCGTCGCCTACGAGCTCGGCAGCCAGCAGGCCGGGAAGGAGATCGGCTCCCTCGTCCCCATCGGGCTCGACGGGCTTGACGAGACCCTTAATCGCCTTGCCCCGGTCCTCGACGAGACCTTCGGCAACCTCTCCGGGGAGCTCACCGACATCATCGAGCAGGGGATCCGGAAGAACAGCACCTACGGTGAGGTCCGCAACCAGCTCATCGAGAAACTAGACGGAGGCTGGGGCAAGACCGTCTCGTTCACCCGGGCCGGCGAGACCCGCCGCTACGTGCACGTCGCCCCGGACGGCTCCCTCGAGTGGCGGACCAAGACCATCACCCGGAACGTCACCATCCCCACCGAGACCTATGCCGACACCCTCTCCCGCACGAACCTCAAGGCTGCCTGGGCGGAAGGGCACCGGGAACGGTATCGACAGTCCGGCCGGAAGGGCTGGGTCTTCATGGCCGTCGCCGACGAGCGCACCCGGCCGCACCACCTGGCTCTCCACGGCCGGGTCTTCCTCTTCGGCACTGAGGATGAGGCGATGGCCATGGCCATCATGGAAGAACCGAACTGCCGGTGCCGGCCGAGAGCCTGGTTCGATGACCCCGCCCTCGATCGCGACCCGGCGAAGTATCTCGAAGAGCGGCAGAAGTGGGCGCAGGCCGCCCAGGAAGACTTCCCGGCAGGATCCCCCTGGCAGAAGTTCCTGGACGGCGTCATCGCCGCCCCTGCCTGACCTTTTTTTATATCTCACGGCCGGCCACGCATCCCTATGAGCACTGGACCCAGAATCTTTCATCTGACGTTCCGGGCTGTGGACTGCATCGTCCCGCCCGACTCGGCAGATCTGGCCAAGGAAAAAGACGGAGGCGCGATCAAACGCCGCGTGGTGGCCATCACCGAGGGCAAGTGGAACGACACCGTCTTCCGCTCCGACGAACTGGATAAGGTCCCGGAGAACACCGAGCGGAGGAAAGGGCGGGACGCCCAGAAGAACCTGAACGTCCCCCTGGTCCTCGACCACTCCGACGACGTTCTCAAGCGCGTCGGCACGACGTTCGGCATGGCCACCGGCACCATCGAGAAGGACGGAAAGCAGATCAAGGCCCTCATCCTGGACCACGAGATCCAGGAGATCACCTCTGTCCAGAAGGACATCGCAGCGCTGATCAAGGCGAAGCCCGACGAGATCCTCTTCTCCATCCGGGCTGGCGGAGACCTCAAGTACGACGGCGTGACCAGTGAATACTACTGGACGGACCTCTGGGTCGATCACAACTCCATCGTCACTGACCCGGCCTGCGCGAACACCGGCATCGCGGAGGAGCTCTCGAAGAGATCCGACTCTCCTTTTTATGCCGCTGGCAAAAATCTCACAGGCATGGAACCCGCAGACTTCGAAAAGCGGCTCACCTCTCTCGAACAGTCCGTAGGCAAGATCGTCTCCTACCAGGAGAAGCAGATCGCCGACCAGGCTGCGAAGGAGCAGGCGGCCGCCCAGGAAGACCTCATGGAGCGGGCCGACACCATCGCCGCGATCTTCGCGCTCGACCCCGAGGTGCCCCGTCCGTTCCTCAAAACCCTCAGCAAGGACCAGCTCAAGGCCTACAAGGCCGACCTCGAACGCCGCAAGGCCGCGGCCGCCCCGCCCGCCGATGGGAAGGGCCAGGCCGGCGGTGCAGCCCCCACCGAGCTCTCGCTCGAGCAGAAGGCCGCCAAGTTCCTGGAGGGGTAAGTAAGCATGGCTAAAGCAGTTACTTCTCCGGTCGCCTACGACCTCACGGTCGCCGGGCTGCCGGCGAAGGTCTACAGCACCGGCGTCACCGCCGACGCTGACGGCTTCTACTACACGGCCGGGCAGCTCGTGGAGATCGCCGCCGACGAGACCATCAAGGCCGCCGCCACTGCCGGGGCCGCCATCGGGATCCTCGAGGACAGCATCACCGTCAAGACCAACCCCAACGGTCTCGACGCCCGCACCCGGGTCACCGTCCTGCCGTTCGGCTACCGTCGGGTCCTCCGGATGACCGCCGAAGGCGACCTCACCGCCGGCACCCGGGTCTGCCAGGGCACCACCTCCAAGCAGGCCGTCAAGGCGATGGCCAGCCTCGCCGCGGCAGTGGCCGTCGAAGGAAGTGGCCTGACGGCCACCACCACCGTGGACGCCACAGGTCTCTCTGGCAGCGTGCCGGCAGGAGATACCCCGGTCACGTCCGATGCAGCTCAGCCGACCGTGGCCATTGCCGGCGACGTCACCGCAGCGACGACCATTGCCGGTGACGTCACCGCAGCGACCGCCACCCTCACCGGCGGGATCCTGCCGGAGAAGGAGATCGGCATCGTCTGGAGAGGAGCAGCCAATGGGAAGGTGGCCCTCATCCTGGCGTACTGAGGAGGAAGAAAAGATGACAGGAGCAGCATACACCAAGAAGGATTTCGCCCTCAGCAACAATCCCCAGGTCGCCCCGGAGATTGTCGAGGCCGCAATCAAACTCCAGTACAAGCAGAACCTGATCGGCAAGACCCTCCTGGGGTTCCAGTCGATCCCGGTCTCGACCGTCTCGACCAATGAGGAAGGGGAGACTGAAGGAGACGTCAACTGGCTCTCCGAGAGCGGCAGCCTGCCAAAACTCGACTTCACCTTCGTCCGCGGCACCAAGCGCGTCCGCCCATACGGAGGCTACTTCGAGGTCACTGAAGAGCAGGTCGAGGATGGGCTCGAGGACGAGGTCCGGACCATGGCCAAGAACCTCTCGTACACGATGGCCTACTTCGAGGACCTCATGGTCTGGAACGACATCACCACCGCCACAGGAGTCCTGGCCCTCGACGCCAAGAAACCATGGGACGTCACGTCCGGCACCGGTGCCGGCGACCCGCTCTTCGACGTCCAGGCAGCCATCCGGAAGATCTCCGGGGCCACCAAGCGGCAGAAACCAGACGTGATCATCATGTCCGAGCTGACCTTCGGATACCTCACCGGGTTTGAGGTCATCAAGAGTCGGCTCTACAACACCCAGGGCAAGGACGGCTACGTCGTATCCGGAGAGGTCCCCACCCTGCTTGGCAAGCGGATCGTGATCGACGACGCCGTCGACCCGCTCGATGTCGGGCAGCTCGTGGTAATGAAGGAGAAGGACGTCGGCGTCTGGCAGGAGCGGTATCCACTCCGGACCCGGTCGATCGAGGGTGCCCTCCTCGGCAAGGACAACATCGCCTACAAACTCACCGCCAAGGCCAAGGGCGAACCGAACATCAAACACCCGGAGCTGGCCTGTGTTATCTCCGGCCTCTACACGGAGGAATAGAGATAATGGCAAAGACCGCCAGGTCCAGGGAGGAGCCCCGTGCCCCCCCTGAACCCATGGACGTCGAGGTCCGGAGCGGGGCCATCGAACTGAGAGGAGGCATCAAGGCGAAGAAGGGAGACATCATCCAGATCCCTCAGGACGAGGCTCTGCAGTCCCCGGCGACCCGCTGGGGCCTGAAGACCGGCAACCTCGTCCGCGTCGCCACCACGATCGACCTCCCGCCCGTCACGAGCACTGAAGTCCCGGAGGAGTGACCTCATGGCCTCTACTGTCGCCGACGTCCGCGAGGAGATCGGCGATACCACCGCCCCCTACCTCTTTTCTGAGACTCGCGTCGAGCTCGCGCTCGACGAAGCCGCCGAGGACCTCCAGGCCCGGGGAATCGACATTGACACCGTCCGCGGGGGCAAGGCGCAGCGACTCACGGCAGCGATCGACCTCCTCGAGATCCACCTCGCCAGGGTCCGGGGCCGGCCGACCGCCTCGATCTCCGAGAGCGGGAAGAGCCTGACCTATACCGATCTGGTAGCAGCGAAGCGGGAAAAGACTCTCTCTCTACGGCGCTTGCTCGCGAAGCTTGCCGGCAGCCCGGCGGAGCTCCTCTATGACAACTACTGACCCGTTCGACGTCTTCAACCACCCGCACCAGATCGCCCACGTCAGCGTCACCGAGGGCCACACCGACCAGGAGACCGGGGAGTGGGTGCCCGGGACCACCGCAACGACCGCCATCGCCGGCAGCCTCGAGGACCTCACCCTCAAGGACCTGCAGCGTCTCCCCGAGGGAGAGTATACCCTGGGCGACCGGCGGATCCACACCGGGGCGCACCTGGCCCCCGGGGACCGCCTGGAGGTCCTCGAGCCCGACGGCACTACCTCCCGGTGGGCGGTCCGGGCCCTCGAGCGCCAGACGTCCTTCCTGGCACATTATGGTATCGACCGGCGGACCTATCTTCTCAAGCGCCGGATCTGAAAATCCTCATTTCTCCGGCCGCAAA